ATAATTGATATATAATGTTAAATTGCCTCTTTCTGAATTTTGAGGCAGTAAAACTTGATTTACAACTGCAGTTACTCCTGAGGATGCGCCAGTTATTGTAGATCCTATTAATTGATCTGCGTAAGACGATACTGGGATACCTAAATACGCATTTTCAAGTTCTACACAATCATAAAAATTATTATAAAAAGTGTTTCCTGGTATTACTTTTGCACCTTCTTTGAAGAAGTGTTGCCCAAATTTAGTAATTTGATTTTGTAAAATAGATTGAAGTGTTGTTAATTCTCTTGCCTGTACTGGATAACCAGGCTTAAACAAAACTTTATAATAGTCATTATTTGCATCAAAATCATCAAAATATGGGGATACATTTAAATTTGTTTGCTGTGACATAATTCGTTAAAACTGCAAAATGACTTTGATATCTTCTTTTTGGTTTGATGACCTAGTAATAGATGGTCTATTATCTACATAAATTATATTTCCAGAATATTTTTGAACTTCTGGTTGGGAAACACCACTAACAAAATTTTGTCCTAGGTAGTATTTTTTATTATTTATTGTTGTTTCTATGCCAGTAAATCCGGAATCAATAGTTAAAGTTCCTCCAGAATTTCCGGAAATTACTAAACTTCCTCCAGTCAATATTGAACTAGTAAATTCGTTCAAATTGAAACCATAACTGGGATTTGTCTGTTGGGATCCATCAGTAGTTGCAAATCCAACAATAGATCTATCTTGCCAATATTTTAAAACCCCTGTGTTTTGATCATAACTAATAACTTTTCCTGCAGCAGTAATACCAGTTCCTATAGTTTGAGTTATTAAAGAGTCTGGGGTGAAAACTGCTGAATTATATGAGGAACCAGTTAATTTTAGTGCATATAAAGCACTAGCTTTATCTGAAGATAAAATAGAACCATTGGATACTTTGGGATTATTAATTATACCAACCCTTGATATCTGGTTTCCTACGATAAAATCTGGGTTCTGAACATCATTTTCTAACCTAGAGTATATTAATGCATTAAATGCTCCCAGTTCTCTGTAAATATCAGCACCATGTCCGCCTTTAGGTGAGATGATAACATCAAAAATTGGTCTAGTATCAAAGGTGGTTATTCCACCTGCAACTAAATCTACACTACCAAAAGTATATCCTGATCCTTGGTTTGTTATTATTATCGATTCTACTTTTTGCTCAGAATTGGTTATGATGGTGCATTCGGCACCAGTACCATCACCTTTTATAGGAACATTCCTATAAATTTGATTTCCTGCACCTACCGATACTCCTCTATTTTTTATGATTACGGTCTTTATTGACCCATCTATGGCATTGTTTCTAACAGGAGCATTTTCCAAACTGGTTTCCCAATCTGAAGGAACTGGTATATAATCGGTAGATTCAAATTTTACAATATCAGAAGGTTTTATTGTATATAAGTATTTCCAAATATACCCATCATTACTTGATCCTGCAGGTCTTGGTTCTAAATCTATAAATTTTGGTTCATCTAATGATGGTTTTCCATTTTCATTTTCTGGATTAGTTCCGTTCTCTAAGCAAATATAAACTCGATAATCACTATTTAAAACATAAAAAAATGAAGTATATAATGTAGAAGAATCTGATACTTTGGGTCTATTTGAAATGCTATAGTCATTTCTATAATAGTCATAAACCCTTCCTGAAGACCAAGTTATTTTTGGTATTACTAACCTAACATCATCACTATTAATTTTCTTGAGAGACATCATAGTTTCCCAACAAATATTTTCATCATTAAAACTATCCTTATGTGAAGGAGGATCGGCATCCCAATTAGATAGAACACTAGATGGATTCGGCAACCCAACAAATGTATAATATGAATTTTGTGTAGATGAAACCGAACTCAAGAAATTTTTAGCATTTAATATTCTAAATTGATCAGTTATAATTGCTGACATTTTTTATATCGTTTTATTTATTTATTATAAAACATAACCAAAATATCTTAATGGTTCAGATCTTATAACAACTCCACCTGTAGTTAAACCAGTAATTCCATTATTCCTATATGCATTGTATGCATTTGTTGATGTTGTTTTTGCTAGGGTTATTTTTCCCCAACTATACTCACCATAAAAATTACTAAATCCTAATCCAGTCAAATTATTATAAGAAGATACACTGGATACAACTTTTACTACTGTCGATTGACCACCAGTTGGAACACTAGAAGATGCTATAGATACTGATCTTACGACATAGACATTATCCAATCCAGATGTTCCTATACCAACTATTCCGTTGGATGCATCTAACGAAGTTACTCCATTTCCGACTTTGGAATTATAAACGACAAAGTAATCTCCAGGTTGAATTCCACTTACAGTCGTTGCAGTTCCTGATATAGAACTATCTCTTAAATAAGAATTATTTGGTATAAACAGATCAAAAACTAGACCGGTACTGGCAACTCCAACTATTGAGGTCGTTGCAATACCAGTAATAATTCCATGATCTCCAAAATAACCAGTTACTTCGCATTTTTCTTTTTTAACTGATGGTGGTTCAATTAAAACTTCTGGTGGATTTGATTGCGAATAACCAGTTCCTCCGGAAATTACTGTAATATTTGATAGTTTTCCTTCATTTATAGATGAAGATGCAGTTGCCCTAAAAGTCGTTCCAAGTCCTACTGGAGATTCTAAAATAATTGATGGGGAAGATGTATAACCACTACCAGAATCTATAATATTAATAGATGTAACTGTTCCTGCTAATGATACTGTAGAAGATGCAGTGGCAAATTTCAATGTGTCTTGAGATAATAAGGTTACTTCATTTTGGAAATTTAAATCTCCGGAAGAAGACTCCTTGGGTGAATTGAAAAATGGTCTTATATTATCAACATAAAGAACTGTAGTATTTACCCCAACTGTGTTTATTATATAAGAACTTGGATATATTGAGGGTTCATAAATCTTTCTACTCTTAGATACAATTGAAGAGTCTATTAATTTATCTTCAGTTTGTTTTCTTACGAATGTTGGACGATATAATGATTGATCTTGAGAGATTCCGGACCCAAAGTATAATTCTGTTTCTGCAGAGTTTATATACAATGATGTTATAGTTCTTTTATCTTGATTTAAACTCTGTGGTTGTTGAGAAAAAATATCATATGAGAGTTGTAGTTCGTCTCCCAGTTTAATACTTTCTACAATATCAACTGTCTCGGTATCATAATTAATATTTCCCATATAAAATAGTATTTTACACTTATCTCCAGAAACTACATTATCTGAAGATTTTCCTTTTGGAGCTTCATTAAATATTATCCTATCACCTCTTGTGAAATTATAAGATTCTCCAGGAATTTGTAAAACATCATTTATAAACACTAGTAAATTATTCTGAAGATTTATTTTAGAACCTTTTTCTGATACTAGAGAAAACCTTTGATTATTGATCGTCAATGGAAATCTTCTTGTAATTCCATTAAAAAGACCACTTATATCATCAAATACTTTAAGTGCCCCAATAAACCACCCAGAGAATTTATCAGATTTAACTTCTTCTACAATAATATTGAAATCATTTAACTGCTTTGTTGTATCTGTAGGAATTCCTACTGAACCTCCAATAGGAATTGTTAAAATATCACCTTTTTTATAATTATATCCAAAATTCTTAAATTCAAAGTTTATTACACTAGACCCATTTCCGACAATAATATCAACTTTTGCTCCAGTTCCCACTCCAGAAGATGAAGATGAATATATGAGAGGTATGTTTGAGTATGGAAGTGGATCATCAATTACTAAAATTGGTGGATTTAATGATGAATAACCGATTCCTGGATTAGTTATGGATACTCCAACAACATTTCCTTGACTTATAGAGGCAATTCCAATGTAAGTTGTCTTATTATTGGAGGTTATAACACCAACTCTAACTGGATTTTGTACCCCTGATCTATAACCAGAACCACTATTTCCAATAGAAACCGAAGAAATTGTTCCTGATATTGAAACAACAACAGTTCCTCCTGCGGAAACTAATGATTGATAACCAAAACCACTACTAGATCCAACAGATACTATGGTCCCAGTTATTGGTAAACTTGTAGTATTAATATCAGTTTGATTTGGAATATTATTAGAACCTACAAAAAATACTGTAGTTACTCCAGAATTTTCTGCCAAATAATAATTATTCAATAAAGATGATTCATTTGTATTTGGTGATGGAATTTGAGGTATATTGTTAATTAATAAAATTATATTGTCTGTAGATATTCCTGTTACATCACTTTCATTGCTCTTCAGAATAAATCCACTAGAAATTCCTGTAAAGGAATCTGATACATCATCAAAAATGTAGTTATT